TAAGAGAGTTTACGCTTTTGCTTGCGAACGATCTCCTTATCCTTATCATTACCACTGTTCCACAGGGTACGGTTGTATTCAGACACAGGATCTTTCTGACCAATGGTGGTCAGAGAGTTCTCAATATACCAACCGCCAGGACCTTGGAATCCGTGAGAGTACATCTTCACCCAGGGAAGATCTTCTCCATCAGGAGCGGGGAGGAATCGAATAACGGCATAACCGTTGCCCGTTTTATCCATTTCGGGCTTCCAAAGACGATCATCACCGCCGCTGGAATTGCTATTCATCTTCTCAACTTCTTTGACCAGTTTTTGAGTCAAAGAACCAAGAGAGGACTGTTTCTTAAGATTTGCGAAAGACATTAGATTACCTCGGATTTGTTTGTATTCGGCTTGTGTGTACCCATAGGGCACTTGCGGCGAGTACGGACCTATAATAGTGCAAGTGCCCGTGGTTGTCAAACTTCTTTTTCTTCTACCTGCTCCTTCATGTGACCCACCAACTTCTCCATGTTACTGAAGATCATGTTCATGTCAGCATTTTCTGGCATACCAAGCATGGCGGCAGACTTGACAATATTTGATTTCATCTTCTGTGCCTCTGGATCATCAGATAACGATAATCTGGCATAAAGGACTTTTTGCTTGTCAATCAGTTGTGACAGAAGATCAACATGTGCCAACTTATCTTCCTTATTCATCTGATAAAAACTGAACATGTTTTTATACAGTTTTTCTTGGAGATCGTTAATATGGACAATTTCTGCCCGCACCACATCTGAGTCAAAAAATGTCATAAAACACAGTCCTTTAAAATCTTACGAAATTTGAATATATCGATATTTAGGAACGAATCGTACTTCTTAATATTTTTAGATACTTGCTCCCAAATAGGATCTTGCAGTTTTTTGTCAAAATCCTTACTAAACTGAAATATGCGATTATAGATAACCAACGTCTCAATACAAATATCACCACTTAGATGTTTTTTGAGAAGGGGTGGGTGACCAGACTTGCAGTCAAAAACATCCTCAACTTCATATTCACTAAACAAGTCAGTAGACTCATTTTTAAAGATATAACTCAACGACTCATTGCGCTTCTTCCAGGAATTATATGTAGATTCCCCCTCACGGATGAGTTGCCCAATCCACATAGCACTAGCATCTGTGGATTCAACAAAATTTGACACAAAAAAATTAACGACCTCTTGGTCGTTCTTTTGACGACTCATCTTCTCAAACCAATAACGATCCTTCCTCTTATAGAAGGACTGTAGAGAGGCACGAGTCTTGCCATTATATCTGTGGTAGTCGTATTTATCTTTTGTGAAGTGATTCTTCAATCCCAGATAAGTTTTATACACGTCAAAGGGAGTCATTTTAACAAAAAGGGTTTTCACGAAATTTTCCCCGCGATAAATTTTCCGACTTTTTCTGAATTAAAAGATCAATTTCGCCCTAGAGGTTCGCTTAAGGAAGTTCAACTCCATTGCATCATACTTAATCTTCTCCTTCAAAGGTTTGGAGATGAGTTTAGGAACTGACTCTAAGTCAATACCATTACACTCACAGAAGTAAATGATGGCATCAATGTAATTCATTTCCTTATTGTCTCTCACTAAGTATTCAATCTCTTGAGCAAACTTAGTGGGACAAAAAAACTTCTTCTCCAGTACCTTTTCAAATTCATCTTCTGCTTTACTGGGCATAGGTCTCCAGTTTGTAGTTAAGAAATTCTCTAATGTACTCTTGTAGTAGCTTGATGTACTTGGTTTTGTCGCGCTCTTCATAAACAACACACTCTCCATTTTCACATGCCATAATAATGACAAGTTTTTTTACTGATATACCAGTGAGTTCATAGAGCATACACCCATACGCCATGCACTGAACAAAGTAATGTTCAATCCACTCTACTGGTTTTGGTTTTTTTGAGGTCTTAAAATCAATAATTGCCAACTCGCCGTCGAATTCGGCAATACAGTCTACGGTTCCAGCTACACCAAGAACCTTACTATATAGAGAACTTTCTAGAGCGTGAATATTATCAATCTTGTTTAACTCTGGTTTAGCAATCTTAAAAAGATAGTCTGATAACGGTTGAACTTCGGGGAGACCCTCATTCTTTAGGTAACACTCGGTAAGAGTGTGCATGTCTGTACCACGACTAGTCGCTTGTCTAGTAATTCGATCCGCAGTCGCTTCACCAACCTTTTTGCGCCACTTAGCAAAGAAGGCACGGTTCTTATGACTAGTGACAGAAGTGATGGATACTAGTTTCAGTAACTCATCAGCATCTGGCACTTGATAGTAACGGACTCCATCAATAGTCTCCCTGCTAAGGGCAGGGAGATCCAGATCAACATGATTAAACATCAAAAACCTAATTCGTGTTTTGCAAAAAGATATTCCTTACAGAGACCAGAACGGACAATATCATCGAGACCAAACTCAATGATGTCAAACGATGGCATTACCCTAAGAATCTTCATGAAGTCGATGATACCATTTCTCTCATTGGTTTTCTGCAAGTCAGTCTGAGTTGCATCACCACAGAAACAAATTTTGGTGTTATCACCTGCCCTTGTAATTATACTATCAAGTTCATGAAAATTCAAGTTTTGGAATTCATCAACGATAATAATTGCTTTGTCGAGAGTAGTTCCTCTGAGGAATGAGGTGGACCAGAAGCTTACAGTACCCTGAGTCTTCAAGTTGCCATACAGCATCTCAAAGTCAGCATCAGTTGCCATCTGGAACATGTACTTGACCATGTTCTTATAAGGAATCTGGTAGATATCTGCCTTATCCTCGTGAGTTCCAGGCAGGAATCCAATCTCTCTAGTTGCTACCAGAGAACGTACAATGTAGATCTTCTCGTATGGTGTGTTCTCATCAAGAACATCTCTAAGGGCATTATAGAATGTAATAAAAGTCTTACCCGTTCCTGCTGCACCATAAGCGACAATGTTTTTATCATCGTCAAAAGAGTCGTACAGTTTTGACTGATTATCAGTCAGAGGATCAATCTCTAAAAGGAATTCAGAGTTGATTGGTTTGCGCCTCTTCATTTGTTTGGCGGTCATGCCAACACCGATTGGTTGTAGGTCAGACTTTCTTTTTCTTGCCATACGGGTAAATCTTGGGTAGGTTGACTGTTATTTAGAACGTGGTGCCACAAATACATCGCAGCACCAGCAGCTGTTCCCCCATCGTGTGCAATAGGGTCGATGTAGAAGTTTATGTGAGGGAATTCTTTGGCGTACTCATAGTTATTAACACAGTTTAAAAAATATCCACCAGAGAGCACTACGTTTTTCGTTTCGACTTTCTCAAGAAGGGATCGAATAAGACGAATAGTGTGCTTTCTAGTTTCATCCTGTGCTTTTTTAGTTAAGTTTGCAATGAGATCAAAGTCAAATTCTGGAGTGTAATACTCCGCAGGATCTAACGTTGGATCATCATAACATCGCCTATAACTATTTAATATAGTTTGATTGTCTGTGACCCAAGTATCTGAACTTTCGTCATAAACAAACCAATCTTTAGTACATGCCTTGTCAGCATCACCGTAAGGTGAGATGCCCATTAACTTCCCAGCACTAGAGAATCCAGTAATCTGCATGATACTGTTGAAGATCCACCCACAACTGGCAGTTGCTGATAGTACATACTTATCATCAACTACAACAGGTTTAGATTGAGTTTTAAAACAATCTCCTTGTGGTGTGTATACCTGCTTAACAAGTTCCACTTCACCACCAGAGAATCTATACATCGATTCAGATTCTCTAAGAGTGATGTAATCATTAAAGTAATGCCCACCACCATCTAAAACCAATGCTGCTGCTTGATCAAATCCTGATGCATAAAATGCATTACAAGCATGATAAAGATGATGCTCCCAGTAGTAATGAGAATCCCCAAAAGTAATCCCATATCTACCAAGATTATCCTTCACATCCTGAATGATATCTTCATCTGGATAATCATAGGTGTGTATTCCATTGATCTTTCCATAAGAAGAGAATGTAATGTGATCTAAATGACGAGTGTATCTCACAATATCCATGAGACATCTCATCATGTTGCCAGGCAACCACTCTTCTTCTTTGATGCCGTTGTATCGGTCATCTTCCATGTAGTAGATCAACTCACCATCTTCAACCAATGCGATTGATGGGTGGTGAGAGATATTAACTCCAAGAATGAACATAATTAAAGTTTCTTGACTGTAGATCCAGGTGCCTTAGATGCTTTGTCAAGAACTTCATTCCATTCTGGTCGCTGCTTGATCAGTCGGGACTGCCAATCACTAACCTCAACACCTAAACCTGGAGAATTCTCAGCGTTAAAGTAACGCTCCCAATCTGGGTTAT